GGGCAAGCTGGTGCGCTTCCGGCTGCGCCCGGCGCAAGAGCTGTTGTTCCGGACCATGTGGTACTTGAACATCATCCTCAAGGCGCGTCAGCTCGGATTCTCCACGGCGATCGACATCTATCTGCTGGACGAGGCGCTGTTCAACAAGAACCTCAAGTGCGGGATCATCGCCCAGGACCTGACGGCAGCCGGCGAGATCTACCGCACCAAGATCGAAGTTCCGTTCGATAACCTGCCGGGCTGGCTCAAGGCACAGTTCAAGGTGGTGACCCGGCGGGGCGGGGCGAATGGCGGGCACATCCTGTTCCGGCACGGCTCCAGCATCCAGGTGGCCACCTCGTTCCGCTCCGGTACCGTCCAGCGCCTGCATGTCTCCGAGCATGGGAAGATCTGCGCTAAGTATCCGGAGAAGGCCAAGGAGGTGCGCACCGGTACCCTGCAGGCGATCCACCCGGGGGCAGTGGCTTTCATCGAGAGCACAGCCGAAGGGGTGGGGGGCGACTTCCATTCCATGAGCATGAAGTCGCTCGAGATAACCAAGACCGGAGGTGAGCTGACTCAGCTTGACTGGAAGTTCCACTTCTTCGCCTGGTGGCAGGACCCCAAGTATCGCGCCGACGTGCCGGCATCCGGGGTGGTGATGAGCAAGACCCAGGCGGAGTATTTCGCCGCGGTCGAGAAGGCGATGGGTTGCACCATCACCAACGAGCAGCGCCAATGGTACGTGCTGAAAGAGTCCACCCTTGGCGACGAGATGAAACAGGAGTTTCCCAGCACGCCGCTGGAAGCCTTCCTCACCTCCGGCCGCCGAGTGTTCGCCCCGACCATGACCATGCGTGCCGAGGGTGACTGCCGGCCCCCTGAGTTGGTCTATGACATGGACCCCGTCACCGGCAAGCGTGAGCGTGTGAATGGGCCCGAGACACTGGATGAGCGGGGGCAGCGCAGCCTGGCCAACCTGCTACTGGTGTGGGAGCTCCCCGACCCGGAGGAGGACTACGCGATCGGCGTGGACATCTCCGAGGGGCTGGAGCATGGCGACCGCTCCAGCGTGGACGTGGTGAAGCGCAGCAACGGCGAGCAGGTGGCGCACTGGTTCGGGCACCTGGACCCGGGCCTGCTGGCACAGCTGGTCGCCCATGTGGGGCGCTGGTATGGCTCCGAGGAATATGGCCCGGCTTTCGTCGGCCCTGAACGTAACAACCATGGCCACGCCTTCCTGCTACGCCTGCGCGACATCTATCCCACCCGGCGCATCTACTCTCAGGAGTACATCGACCGGGAGAGCGACGACGAGACAGACCGCCTTGGCTGGCTCACCACGGCCCAGAGCAAGCCGATCGTCGTGGATGGGCTCAAGACCCTGCTGCGTGCCGGGCAGTCCGGGATCCGCTGGATTGGTACCGTCCACGAGGCATCCAGCTATGTCTATGACAAGAAGGGCCGGATGAACGCCCAGGACGGCTGCTTTGATGACCAGCTGATGAGCTACATGATTTCCCAAGAGATGCGGGCACGCATGCCAGCGCGCATCGTCCGAGACAACACACCCCGCAAACAAAAGCACTGGATGGCCCACTGATGAACGACACCCCGACCAAGGCGCCCGAAAAGGGGCGTCTCGATACTGCACGCCTGCTGGAGCTGATGAGCGACATCCAGGGGCAGCCAGACTGGCGCACCTTCGCGAACCTATGCTGTGCCTACTACGACGGTGATCAACTGCCGCCGAACGTGGTCAAGGTGCTCAAAGACCGCGGCCAGCCAACGACGATCCACAACCTTATCGCCCCGTCGATAGCCGGCGTGTTGGGGATGGAGGCCAAGACTCGCACCGACTTGATGGTCGTTGCCGATGACATTGAGGAGGAGTACGAACTCCTGGCCGAGGCTGTGAACTCGGAGTTTGCCGACATGGCCCGGCTCGGCGGTTGTGACCGAGCCTGTGGTGAGGCCTATGCCAGCCAGATCAAGACGGGCATCGGCTGGGTTGAGGTCCGCCGCAACCCTGACCCGTTCGGCCCGCGCTTCAGGTTTAGCTTCGTCCACCGGGATGAGGTGTTTTGGGACTGGCACCATCGGGAGTTGGATCTCTCTGACAGTCGTTGGCTGATGCGTCGTCGTTGGCTTGATCTCGATGAGGCTTGCACCATGTTCTCCAGTAAGGCCGAGGTGCTGCGCTGTAGTGTCGGCGAGACCTGGAATGGGGTGGTGAGTGTTGCCGCCATTGAGGGGATGGACGCCAGCACTCAGAATGCTTTCGACGAGTGGCAGCAGTTCGACGCCCGCCAGGTGGAGTGGTGCAGTACCGACCGCAAGCGCCTGTTGCTGCAGGTGGTCTACTACCGCACCTACACCATGCGCCGCGTGCTGCTGCTCGAATCAGGCCGGGCCATTGAGTTCGATGAGCGCAACGAGCTTCACCTCGCCGCTGTATCGCTGGGCCGCGGGGTTGTGGAACGCCGGCCGGTGGCAACCATCCGTGAAGCCTGGTTCGCTGGTCCCCATGCCCTGGTCGATCGCCCCTGCAGCTCCCCGCACAACATGTATCCCTTGGTGCCCTTCTGGGGGTACCGCAAAGACCGAAGCCGCGAGCCCTATGGCTTAATTGCCCGAGCGATCCCGGCCCAGGATGAGGTGAACCTGCGCCGCATCAAGCTCACCTGGCTGCTGCAGGCCAAGCGGGTGATCATGGACAAGGATGCCACCAACATGAGCCGTGAGCAGGTGATGGAGGAGGTGGAGCGTGCCGATGGGCTCATCGAACTGAACCCGGATCGCAAGAACAAGCAGACCATTGCGGATGTGTTCAAGGTGGAGCAGGACTTCCAGGTGGCGGCGCAGCAGTTCCAGGTGATGCAGGACAGCGTGAAGTTAATCCAGGACACCATGGGGGTCTATGCTGCCTACCTGGGGCAGGGGGATACGGGGCAGTCTGGCGTGGCCATAGCCAACCTGGTGGAGCAGGGTGCAACCACCCTCTCAGAGATAAACGACAACTACCGGTTTGGCCGGCAGCTGGTCGGGCAGCTTGCCTTGGGGTATCTCCTCGAGGAGCTCTCACAGCGCAGAAATGTGAAAGTAACCATCAACAGGGAGGATAAAGGGCGCCGCAAGGCAGTCGTGCTTAACGTGCCGGAAGGGGCGGTGCTGACCAACGATGTGACCCGGCTGCGCGCCCATATCGCCTTGGCACCCATTCAGCAGACCCCGGCCTACAAACAACAGCTGGCCGAGCGGATGATGGAGGCCATGACGCGGTTGCCGCCCCAGGCTCAAGCAGCCTGCTTCGATATGCTGGTCGAGCTCATGGATGTGCCCAATAAGCACGAGTTTGCCGAGCGGGTGCGCAATGCCCTGGGGATCGCCAAGCCAGCCGACCAGATGACGCCGGAGGAGCAGGAGGCGGCCCAGCAGCAGGCGCAGATGCAACAGGCTCAGCAGGAGCTGGCGATGCGAGAGGCAGAGGCCAAGGTGGCAGAAATTGAGGCGAGGGCCACCAAGTGGCAGACCGAGGCCCAGCGCTTGCAGAAGCAAATCGACTCCATGCGCTTCGATGACGCCCTCAAGCAGGCAAATACCGGCAGGGTGCTGCAGGAGATGGAGCTTATGCAGCAAGAAGGGGAGCAGATATCTGCCGAACGTGCAGCGCTGCAGGCCCAGCTTGCCGAGACAATCCAAGCACAGATCGATGCGATTGAGCTCTAGGCGGTTGCATTCGCCACCGGCCAGCGTTAGGATTTCCCCAGCATGGCCCAGTCTCTCGAGATTGGGCTTTTTCGTTTCCGAACCCGGCCACCGCGCCGGGTTTTGTGTTTAGTACCGATGATGATTGAGCCCGCTTTGTGCGGGCTTTGTCATTTCTGCCCCAGCCGGAGAGGGTTTTCCCCGAGAGCCTTGCCCCGCTTGGGCAGCGATACCACCCACAAACACCACGAGGACAACTATGGACACCATCGACTTTGACAACCTGACTGGTACCGAATCACTGGAGGAGCTTGAGGCTGCTCTGAATGCCTTGGAGGACGGTGGTGACACCGAGAAGCCGAAGCAGGACGAACAGGCCACCCACACCGACGGAAAGGGCGAACAGACCGCGCCGCCGGCGGCCGAGGTGCAGGGCCAGGCTACCCAGGATAACAACCAGGAAGAAGGGCAGGAGGGTGCCAAAGTCATCTTGTCCAAAGATGGCAAGCACCAGATCCCCTACGACGTGCTGGAGTCTGAACGGGCGCAGCGGCAGGCTCTCGCCGCCGAGAATGCGCAGCTCAAGGCCGAAGCCGGCGAACGGGAGCGACTGCAGGCTTTGCTGGATAAGCACGGGATCAAGCCCGATGCCGATCCGGATGCGCTCGACGTTGAGGAGATTGAGCAATTGGCCCAGGACTATCCCGAGATCGGGAAGGTGCTGACCGGTATTGCCAGCCGACTTAACAAGCTTGCGCAGCCGGTACCCCAGCAACCCGCCCAGTCGCAGGCCCCCTCTGTCCCGAGTGATGTTCAGACTGCGCTGCAGGCGGTACCTGAACTCGCAACCTGGATGGAGAAGGACCAGGACCGCGCCACCTTTGCCGTCAGTGTCGATGAGCGGCTCAAGGTTGATCCCGCGTGGAAGGATAAACCCCTGACGGAGCGCTTTGCGGAAGTGGCCAAGCGCACCAAGGCCGCTTTTGGCGATACGGTAGAACCGCAGGCTCCGCCCGCCGAAAAGCCGGCCCCCCAGAAGAAGGTCGAGGAGCGCGACCATATTCCGCAAAGCCCGTCAGACCTCGGCCAGTCCGTACAGCATGAGAGCAAACTCGAGAAGTACGGCGGCATGAGCCTGGAGCAGCTGATGGCTGAGATGTCCAACATGTCCGCTGCCCAGATCGAAGCCCTGCTTGCAGAGCACGACCTGTAACCCAGCCAAACCCATTCCGACCCCGGCCCAGTGCCGGGGTTTTTGTTTTGTAGGAGAGGATCATGACCCAAGTCACCCAGGCGCAAGCCAACAAAATCCTGCAGGTGGCCCTCTTTACCGAGGCCAACCGCACCCACTCTTTGGTCAACATGCTGACCGAGGAGGCGCCCAAGGGCGTCAAAATCAACGGCGGTAAACAGACCAGCCATGGTGCCCCCGTTGTCCGCATAACCGATCTGAGCAAGCAGGCCGGTACCGAAGTGGACATGCAGATCTTCCATCAGCTGTCTGGCCGCCCGACCATGGGCGATAAGAAGATTGCCGGTCGCCTGGAGAACCTCTCTCAGGCGGACTTCGGTCTGACCATCAACCAGACCCGTCATGGTGTGGATGCTGGCGGCAAGATGAGTCAGAAGCGCACCAAGCACGACCTGCGCCAGATCGCCCGCACCATGCTGGCTGATGGCTACTACGGTCGCCTGACTGACCAGCGCGGCATGGTCCAGTTGGCCGGCGCTCGTGGCGACTACATGGCCACCGACATCATCGTGCCGCTGGGGGAAGATCCCGAGTTCGGCGAAATCATGGTCAACAAGGTGACGGCGCCGACTTACGAGCGCCACTTCTTCGGCGGGGATGCCACCTCCTTTGAGGCGATAGACGCGGCTGACCGCTTCAACCTGGGGTGTGTGGACAACATGGCGCTGTTCCTGGCCGAAATGGCCAACCCGATCCAGCCCATCCGTTTTGGCTCCGACCCGAACACCGGTGACCCCCTGTACCTGCTCTACGTCACCCCACGCCAGTGGCATGACTTCTACACCTCGAGCTCGGGCAAGGACTGGCAGGCCATGCTGCAAGGGGCGATGACTCGCAGCAAGGGGTGGAGTCACCCGCTGTTCCAGGGCGATAGCGCCATGTGGCGCAACATCCTGGTCAAGCAGTACCCCGGGATGCCGATCCGCTTCAACCAGGGCAGCACCGTCAAGGTGTGTGCATCCAACTCCGCAACTGGTGTGGAGGCGGACAAGACCGCGGGTACCACCATCGACCGCGCCATCCTGTTGGGCGGCCAGGCGCTGGCCAATGCCTTTGGCTCCGGTGTGGAAGGTGGCTCCTTCAACATGCACGAGGAGAAGGCGGACCACGGCAACGGAACCGAGCTCTCCATCAGCTGGATCTCCGGTCTGCAGAAGATCCGCTTCAAGCAGAAGAACGGCAACGTGCAGGACCACGGTTGCATGGTGCTGGACACCGCCGTGAGCCCGATCGCTCGCTAATTCTGGGCCGCCCCTCACTGGGGCGCCTTTACTCAGACTGACAAGAGGACCATTCCATGGCCAAACTGACCCTGGTTAAGACCCTGCGCCGTTGGTTCAACGGCACTTTCGGCAATCTCTCCATCTC